CTAAAATAAAAGAAAAAGACCCACGGGTAAAAGATTTAGAGGATAAGATTAAGTTCTATAAGGAAGCTCAAGCTGAAATAAAAAAGATAAAAGAGCTGGAAGTTGAAAGGGCTAGACTGTTAGAAATAGAAACAGGACCGCTAGGAAGACAGCGAGAAGAGATAACACCTAAACCTACGGGACCAAAGAAAGCACCCGGTAGAGTAGAGCAATTAAATAAAGATATAGCATTCCTACGTAGTAATATGCGTAATCGTGTGAATGAAATTGATAAAGCACGTGTGCAAATGTCTGATGAATATAAAGCAGAACAACTACGAAAAGCTTATGAGAAACAACGAAGTAAACTTGAAGGCGAATTGGAAACAATGCGTAAAAGGTTTGCTGACATAGACGCAGCCGAAGAAGCCGCAGGTTTAAAAGTTAAGAAAAAGAAAAAGAAAGACCCACGCATAACGGAGCTAGAGGCTAAAGTAGCCTACTATAGGGAAGCTGAGAAAGAAGCACTAGCTGTTGTTGAGTTAGAGAAAGAACTAGCTAGAGTAGCTGATATTGAGGGACGAAGCGTTATAGGTGAGGTAAGAGCTGAAGTAACACCTTCTCCTAAAGGACCTACTAAACCAGCTAGATCACAAGAACTTAGGAAAAAGATAGCAGATTCTAAAGCTAGGATGCGTCAAAAGTTAGCCGACTTAGATAGAGCTAGGAAACAAATTGAAGAGGAGCGGCTAACAGCTAGAGCCTTTAAAGAATTAGAAGAAGCTTTCTACAAATCTTTAGAAGCAGATGGAGCGGGTTGGTTAACAAAGGGTATTAGGTATGTTAGATTGGCTCGGCAACTATCTCTAATCGATCAGCTTCCGTCTGTATTTGCTGGTGTACCCACAGGCGTCGGGGCAGTAGCTAAACAATTCTTTAGACCCGTATCTACGTTTCTATACAATCCTTATAACTCTACATTACCAATTAGGACTCGGATGGCTATGGCTGAAGCCGCTGGAGCTTTCAAAGTTATATCTGACTTAAAGGGATTATGGGCGGAAGCTCGTCGTACTTTTGTTGAGAATATATCAGCAGTAGACGGTAGAGCAGGTAGACTTTCTGATGAAATAAATCCAAGGTCGATGCCTAGGGGTGAACAGGCTTTAGTATCTAGGGCTTATAAGTCAGCTGAGAGAAGGGTACAGGCTTTAGAGAATACAACTAACTGGTTTACTAACGCTATTAAAAACGGTCAGTTCTTTCAATTGTGGACTTTAGGTGTCAGAGGTATACAGACCGTAGACTCAGTTTTTAAGAGACAGTTAATTAAAGGTCGATTATACGCAGAATCTCAAAAGAAAGCATTGCTAGAATTTCCTAATGATCCGGTTAAAGCTAAAGCGAAAGCTGATGAGTTGTACGATAACGCTTGGAAAGATAGCGATGGACTAGCTGTGTTGGCGGATGAGCATGACTTTGAAGATACAGTAAATCAAATTAGAGAAGAATTGTTATTCGCTGCTGACGGTGATTTAGAAGATATGCCTGTAAACTCAGCAGAAAAACTTATTAAAAAGCTGAAAGATTTAAGCAATGATGACGGTAAGTTAGCTATTTTAATAGACGCCCTACTTCCTTACATAGGTGTACCAATTCGTGCTGTATATAGAGGTGCTAAGTTTTCGTTAGCACCTGCCGTAGCACCCTTAGCTGTTACCCCCGGTGTTAAATCGATAGCTAATCCGTTCAGTAAAAAGATAAAAGAACTAGAGCGTAAGTTGAAAGCACAGTATGAAAGGCTTAGAAAAACTACAGACCCTGAAGCTACTAAAAATATACAAGTTGAAATAGACGATCTAGCACGGCGAAAGTCGCAAGCCGAAGCTAGGCGTATTAAGTATAATGAAGAAATTATAACTGATAGTTTGTTATCAACATCTTTGTATTTTATAGGCGGCACGGCTGCTTTATCTGGAGTCGCTACGGGTTCATTAGAATGGTTGACTCCAGACCAAAGACAGAAGAACAAGCTAGAATCTTTCCAAATAATGGGATCAGACTATTCAGCTGCTTTACCTTGGTCATTCCCTATAGCTCTAGCTGCCGATGTTATGACATGGGCTAGGATAAAAAACAAGGAGAGGGAGACTGGGCAGACTATACTTACTAAAGATCAAACATTAGACTTTGTTATAGGTGCTTCCTTTAAAAAGCTGGCTGAAGCAATGCCGTTAGCACAAGGTATAGAGACCGCACAAGAGATAGCTAAATTTGAAGGAGATGTAACAAAGAACGCAGTAGCTAGACTAGTAGCTAGTTATGTACCTATCCCCGCACAAGCTAGAAAGATAACTCAAACAATACTTCAAGACGGTGTGCCTGATTTAAGAGGACAAGGATATTGGGAAAGATTTGCTTATGCAGCTTTCGGTTTAGGTACTCCTAACGTTAAAACTGATTTATTGGGTGAGGATAGAGAAAGTTCACATACATGGGTTACGCGGACTATAGTAAGACAAGCCCCAAGAAAACCTTTAGATAGAACTCTGTTTGATGAAATAGTAGCAACTGACACGCACGGTAATATAGCTAGAAAACCTAGCAACATAGAAGATAGGTTACCTATGACCGACTTCATAAACGAAGAAGGAATAACATTGGCTTACGCTTTCGATCAAAAGTTAAAAACAACTACACTATACAAGAAAGGTCGTAAGTTAAATATAAACCAAGCTGTTAATGAATTAATCACTAACGCCGATTGGAATAAGAAATATAATAAAGGTTTCCAAGAAAAGGATGGGGCTTATGTTAATGAAGGTTTGAAAGAATTAGATCAACTATTGAGAGATTATTATAACCGCACTAGAAAAGACATTTTAAAAGATAAGTTATTCCTAAGTAGTTTTATTAACGATAAGGAAGAGAATCTAAATACTATTTTACAAACAAGGGGAACCATTAAATCACCTCAGATCAGACCTATATCTCCTTTTGAAATCATAAGCCAAACTGACTAAGGACTTGCTCTTCTCTCTCAATAATTAATAATATATATCATCATGGCTATCACTTACGTAGACTATACAGCGACAGCATCTCAAACAGACTTTGCTTTTAACTTTCCGTATCTTGAAGACGAACACGTCACCGTTGAAATAAACGGAACGAAACAACTGTCCTCTGACTTTTCCATTGTTACATCCCCTGCTACTAAAGTTGTACTTAATGTAGGAGCGACATCCGGACAGAACATTCGAGTACGTAGAAGAAGCCAACCCGACACAAACCTCGTAGACTTTGAGAATGGTTCTGTATTGACGGAAGCTGAACTTGATCGAGCATATCGACACAATCGTTACTTAGCTGAAGAGATTGGTGAGTTAAATGACGCATCTTTACAGTTAGAGCAGGGAGGTACAAATTGGGACGGTAAAAACAAACGAATTAAGAATGTATTAGACCCTCAAGACCCTCAAGACGTATCTACTAAAAACTATGTTGATACAAGGGATGATTTAAAGGTTAGTAAAACGGGCGACACTATGACGGGTGCTTTAGTTATGAGCACTAATAAAGTCACAAGCATGGGAGACCCTACAGAACTCCAAGATGCAACTACTAAGTTTTATGTGGATAATAAGATAACTAATTATTTACAAGGAACAGGGGAGACTCCCGTGAAGTATACGTTTCAAGGGAACGGAGTTGATACTGTATTTACTTTTAGCCCCGGTATAATATTACAACCAGAGGTTATGTATGAGGTGGCTATTAATGGTTTAGTTCAAGAACCTACTACAACCGGTGATCCCGGTGCTTATACAATAGATGCAGATGCTGATACTATAACTTTTACTTCACCACCTGCTAACTCTTCTAATATAGTCGTCGTACTTAGAGGATTCACTTCTCCTGTAGTTGGTGCTGTAGGACCACAAGGAGTACCCGGTGCAGACGGTGCAGACGGTGCAGATGGTGCAGATGGTGCAGATGGTGCGGATGGTGCTGACGGTGCTCCGGGTACTCCGGGTACTCCGGGTGCAGATGGTGCTGATGGTGCTGACGGTGCTCCCGGTGCTCCCGGTGCGGACGGTGCTGATGGTACTGATGGTGGTTTTACATACAGCGGTGCTACAGCTGTTACAGGTGTGAACATAACAACAAGTAGATCTTTAGTAGGTTTATCTAGTGTTATAGGAAGTAACCGATCTTTTGTACTACTACAAGTTTTAGGGACATCAGGGTGCGGTAACCGTAACTTTTTTATAACACCCGGCGATCTAACATTAGATATAGGAAGTACTTCTGCAACTTGGGGGTCTGGTGCTTCCGGTGGTTGGTTAGGAGTGGGCAAATCTTGTTTAATTGCTACACTCACAGACACTTCAGGAAGGATAGCGGTTCAGTCTATTGCAGGGGATACTACAGCTGCTGTCACTTTTAATGTACTTTGCTATCAAAATCTTTAACAAAAGATGATCGACTCCCTTCCTAGCCTTCTTAACACCATACTTGTCGTAGCCCTAGGCGTGATCGGGTGGATCATCAAACGTTTAATCGAACGCTTAGACCTTGGTGATAAACGACTTACAAAGATAGAGGTGGAGTTAGCTGCACAACGAGAAAGGGATGCTGCTGTTGAAAGTAGAATAGGTAAGGTTGAGACTGCAATAAATGAGATGCACAACAAGATTGACCGCATGATGGAAATATTAGTGAGGAAATAGATATGCCAAAAGGATTATACGCAAACATAAACAGAAGAAAGAAACTCGGTATTAGCCGTAGTAAGAAGAAGTCAACGATAGCACCTAAAGCTTACGCTAATATGAAGCGTGGGTTCCCGAAAAAGAAGAAATAGAGATGGGTGTATCGTTATCGATAGGCAGAGGTGAGAAAAGCAAGAAGGGCGGACTCACTGCTAAGGGTAGACGGAAGTACAACAGGGCTACTGGCTCTAACTTAAAAGCTCCTCAGCCCGGTGGTGGTCCACGTAAGCGTTCCTTCTGTGCTCGTATGAGTGGTAACAAAGGACCGATGAAAGACAGTAAAGGACGACCTACTCGTAAGGCTTTAGCGTTGCGTAGGTGGAAGTGTTAATAAGTTATGCTTAGTCACAAAGAAGGAAGTAAGCTGCACGATAAGATTGCAGACGCATACAGGAACAGTATAGATATGATGGACGACACTGGGGAGTACAACGCTGCACTGCTCAATGGAGCCAGACAATTCCTGAAGGATAACAACGTTACTATGGACAGTGGCTTAGGTACACCCTTACAAGCGTTAAACAGTCAAATACAAGCGTTACCATTTGAAGAAGAAGAACAACATCGAGATACCGCCCAAGCTACGGGACTTTAGAAACTTTCTATACTTAGTTTGGAAA